TCCCACCATTGCAGTTGACGCAAGGTCACTCCTGCGGCACGGGCAAGCTGGTAGGTCTTTATCGCTGGTGTTGGTTCGGCGGTAAGGTTCATGCCTGTTTCAACCTCATCTCTTCTTTCACCTGCTCAATCTTCCGATTCAGGTACCACGCTGCTTTTTCAAGGTCCTGAAGTTTAGGGCCTTTCTTCCCGGCTCGGGCAATGTATTTCACGGTGTTCCCGAGATGGAATCCGAGTTGCCACGCTTCGATAACCTTGATGGCCTCGTACGGGTTGGCTTCGCCTCCGTAATGGGGCGGATGATTTACGCTCTCTGCCATTCGCCGTCTACCTTTACGATGGCCTTGCCGCATTTGTGGCATTCGATTCTCCCGTTTCGCATCTTCACGAGTGCACCGCAACAGCGGACGTTTCCCGGCTGTTCAGGGTAGTCTGCGCAGTCGAATGGCACTGTATCAAAGGTCGCGCGTAGAGCCTCGATCAGCGACATTGGCAATGCTCCTTGTGCTGCGTCACCTGCTTCCCGGTGAACGGGCCGGCGAAACACTTAGGACACCACCAATAGCGCTTCGCGTACCGTTTGAACTTCTGAGGCTTCCAAGGTTCCAGGGCTTTCATGCCTGTTTCAGCCTCATCTCTTCTTTCACTTGCTCCCATGCCTTTCGGCACTCTAGACAGTCTGGGGCTTGCTGGCCGCGTTTGGAGCGGATCTGCGCGGCGCCCACGATCAGATTGCAGGCTGTCCGGTATTCGTTCCCGGTCATCCCGACCTGTGACGGCGCTGCTACGTGGGTCGGCAGGTTCTTTCTGAAATTGCCGTCAGGGTCCTCCTGAATTAGCGCTTCGTTGAGCGGTTTCCCATCAGAGTCGAACATGGCCCACTTGCATAATTGCTCGTTAAAACTCTCGGCTACGGCGTCTTTCATGGTGCCGTGCGTCGGCGCTTTTCCCAGTGCGGTGAGTTCGGTTTGGTATTTGGAATCGGCTTCCCTAGCGTACCAACGGAACGGCGGCTTGCTCCCGCGGCGGAACACTTCAACAGTCTGAACGGGTGGGTTCGGCCAGTTGAAGCCAGATGGATTCAACAGCGCTTTGGGGCCGCGAAACTGGGCGCGGAAGGTTACTCGCATACTGCCTCCTGTTCGGCCTCCAACAGATCAAACAAGGTCGGCTGGTTCACTTTTGCTTCGGCGTTTTGGGCGTACATTACGGAATCGAGCCAATATCCGTGGGACAGTTCGCATGCGATCGCGCGGCGCTTCTGCAGGATGGCCCGGTAGGGCACGGTCCCAATTCCTCCAAAGGGGTCGAAGATGGTTTCACCCTCCATCGTGAACTGGCGGATTACCCGGTCGGCAAGGTCGAATTGCATCGGGCAAAGGTGCATTTCCTTGCCCTTGCTGTGCTGCGCGGCGTTCAAGGTCAACATGCGGGTAATGTCGGTCCACACGTCCGGATGCCACGATTGCGGGGGGAACAGCATGAAGGTTACCGGGAGCCGCATGTCCGACTCGAGAAGTTCGGCGGTCGAAACGTGCTGCTCGAAGTCGTACACGTTCTCAAGCGATTCCTTTCGGTACAGCTTGTACAGCTTTTCGTGGGGCAGCATCCGCAGGTCTTGGCTCGATAGCAGGCGGTTGCCGCTGGATCTCATGAACCCGTGCGCGTCCAATTGCCAGCGGGATCGGCTGTACCCGGTCCCTGGCTTGATCCCCAGGTTAGGGCGAAACGCGACCGTGCGCGGTTCCTGGTCGCCAAACGGAGCGCCGCAAATCTCACAGGGTCCGCAACCGTTCTCGTCTACAAGCCATTGATGAGCGCTGCACACACAATCGGGCTTTGTCTTGATGACTGGCTCGTCGGCGTACCCATTTGATTGGTCCGTAGGTGGCTTGCGGAACAGCAGCAGGTATTCCGGCATCCCCACCCCCATTCTGGAGCCGTCTTTGCACTGCTCGGTCCATCCCAGACGATAGGTCTGGTTGTTCTCCCTCACCACGTCGGTAACAATCGTTTTCATTCCGATGTAGGCGAACCCGTGCCGCGAGAAATGCTCGATGGCGTCACAGTGGAACGGGTAAACGGTCTGGAACCCGAGTCCGGTCAAACCTCCGGGCACGATCCGGTCTTTCACGTGGATTAGCGCCACGCGGCCGGGTTTCAGCATGCGGTAGAGTTCCGGCGTCAAGAAATCCATCTGCCGCCAGAAATGCTCATTACTGTCGGTGTGGCCGAAGTCGTGGTACGAGGGCGTGTACTCGTACTGCGTCGAAAAGGGAATGGAGGTTAGGATCATGTGGACGCTCTGCGGCTCCATCGTCCAGGCCTCGCGCACCGAATCGTTGTTGATCAGCGTGAACAGTTCGCCCGTTGCCTCATGCCGCGGTACTCCGAACTGCCGGTGTAGTTCGAGCTGCATGGCAGAGCGGGCAAGTCCGTACTCCCGAATGATCGCGGACATTTTCGCTACCAACTGCCGGTGCTGCTCCCACTTGCGCTCAAGCTCGCGGCGGATTTCTTTTTCGGCCTCGGTGTAGATCAGGTCAAGGCGTACGCGGCGCGTCTGCAGAAACCTCAGGATACGGTGGACGGCTTGAATCCAATCGTTGAACTTGAAACCGATCCCGAGAAAGATGGCCCAAGCACAATGCCGCTGGAAGTTGCACCCCTGGCCCAACATTCCCGGCTTGCCGGCGAGTTCGGGAATAGTGCCATCCGAAAACCCGGTGATCGCGGCCTCCAGTTCCTCTTCGCCTTTCTGTGAGGTCCGCTGGCCTCCATACACGGTCGCTATTCCCGGTATGGCCTTTTCAATCGCGTGCCGTTCGGCTTCGAGATCGTGCCAGATGATCCGATGCGCTTCGGGGTCCTCGGCGCGGAGTTCCATCATCTTTGCAATTCGCGCCGGCAGAGAGTTCCGCTTCTCTCTGGCGGCGTGCGTGACTCCGATGGCCGAATTGCTCACGAGCCGTCGTTGCCCGCTGACTTCTTCCCCTGCTTCGGCGTAGTCGCTCGGCAGTTCGTGCCAATGAATATCGAGTTCTGGCAGTTCGTACCCGGTATCCGGATATCCAAGGTCGGAGGGCTTCTGCAGAAAGATCGCCCATGATGCCATCCATAGCCAGAATTCGCGCTCCTTGTGCGGATGTAGGGTCAGCTTGTCGGCCTTCGTGCTGTCTCGTTTGAAGAACCTCGTTTTTGCTTGCCCTACGTCCATCACATCGAGGAACGCGGCGTACGCCAACAGTTCAATGTACTCGTTGGGGCTTGGCGTGGCCGTAGCTACAAAGCGATAGGTCGCGGTGCCTTCAAACAGGCGCATGAACTCGCGGAACGTCTTGGTACCGCCGAAACCTCGCAGGATTCCGGCCTCATCGAGCGATACCACGGTGAACTGGCGCGGGTCCATCTTCCCGTCCCGGATGGTTTCGTAGTTCGTCAGATACAGCCCGGTCGCGTCCGCTTCTTCAATTCGCCGGATGAACCAGATCTCCAGCCCTAGCGCTTTGGCCTCGCTAATGAATTCCTGACGAACTCCGAGGGGCGCTACGATCAAGGCCCGGTTGAACGGGAACAGTTCATCCTGTTTGCGGCTGGCCTCTACGTATTTGAGGATCAAGCGGGCGATTTCAAGCTGTTGCCGAGTCTTGCCGAGTCCGAAGGCCTCGAAAATCGCGGCGCGGCCGAGTCGCACGGCCCACCGTACCACGTCGCGCTGGTGCGGCTTGAGGCTCGGGTGAACGTCTTCGGGCTCAATGGTGAATCCGCATTCATTTGTCGGCGGGACTTTGCTTTTCAAAAAGGCTTCGTACGCGGCCTCTTTTTCAGCAAGGGTCAAGGGGGCCGGGGCCTGTTGGTGCTTCGGGAAGGTTTTCACGCTTGCGGCTCCTCTTCAATGGCATTCACCTTTTGCCCGTTTGCCAGTTTCAGGTTTCGTGCCGGGATCACAAGCACGTCGGTTGGTTCGACGTTCCAGACGCGGTACTCCACGCCTTTATAGGTCACCGGGTCGCCTACTTTCGGGAAAGGCGGCTCTGTCAGAATGAACTTGCGTTTCGGCTTGCCGGGGCAAACCAGCAGAATACGTACGCCTGCGGTCATTTGGTGGCCTCCGGTATTCTTTCAACGGTGACGCGCACCTTCAGGGGAATGGTTCGCGCGGGGCAGCCTT